AGCCGCCATCCCACATAATACTTTGACCCCCCAAAGGGTTGTCTACGTTAACATCGTCTAAGTCGCCAAGCGTTTCCGCGCCGCCCGCGTCGTCTGCCGCTTCCCAGTTGCCCGTCGTGCTGTTGTACGCAATCAGCTGACCGTTTGTGACGCCGCTCACATCTACGTCAGAAAGGTCGCCAAGCTCGGCACCCGTTACTGGTGTGCCTAACGCAATCTCGATGTCGTCGCGCTTGATGCGAAAGGTAAACTTGAGCACCTGACTGTAGCGGCGTGGATCGTATTCAATCTCCACGTCTACGTCATTGAATTGCACGCTCTCTACATTGACGCCGTTGTACGTTCCACTCACGCGATCCAGTGCGGCACGGACCGCCACACCTAAGTCAGCAGCTGCATTGTAGCTGTCGGCATAGCACAAAAATTCAAACCGCACCTCATCGAGCTTGGACGGTCCGTCGTGCGTATCCTCTGGCGCTACGCTCTGCAGCTGGTAAATCACGAAAGGCGTGACCGCTTCCTGCTCTGCAATCTCTGGAAAGATGCGCGTGCCTACGATGTCAGTGACGCCAGTGTTGGCGCTCAAAATTCCATATACTGCCTTTCCTGCGTTCATTTCTTCTTTGCTTTTGCTGCCTTGTTTATCGCCTTTTGGTACTTGGTGCGCATCATCGTAAATGCTTCGTTGCGCTTGTTGCGTATAGACCGCTCAAAGACGCCCTTGTTTCTGCCTTCACCAAACTTGCCGTCACCGCCTTCTACAATATTGGCAAACCATCCGTCTTCATCTATCGACATGCGGCGCCCTACTCGTGGACCGACCCAGTAGGTATTGGCCTGCTTGTCAATCAACCAGACGCGCACCGAACGGTTCAGCGTACCAATCGGAATGTCAAGCGGCTTTTGCTTGCCTCGACGGATGCGAATGACTTCACGCGCGTCCTTGATGTTTGCCTGCATCTCGTCCTTGTACACCTTGCCAACCTCGCGGTGGATACGTCGCTGCACGTTTTTGTCAGCTATCTGCTTGCGCATGTGCTCCAGCTGCTTCATCAGCGGCTTGATGTCTACGCCGATACCTTCAAAGCCAGTACCTGCGCCTTTCATTTCTAAGCTGCCGCGTGCCATCAGGTTCCAGTTATTTGACAAAGCAGCACAAGCTGGTCCTGTCGGCCAACCTCCTCAATGCCTTGGATGTTGTAATACTTCAAATTGTACAGCACGCGGTCGTCAGCCTTGATGCCTCGGCTGTCGCTGCTGCTGCGAATCTTAAAGCGCACGCGCTGCACGGGCATGTCCTGATCCGTAGTGATGCGTTCGGTCGTGCCTTCAATTTTCATCAGCTCGGCCCATACGGTCAACAAGGTGCTCCACGTCTGCACGCGCTCGCCGTATGCGTTCGTGCTCGTGGTGTATCGTTGCACCTTTATGCGTCGGTCGCTCTTACCTATTCTCATCGGTCAGAAATTACGCGGTACGGATTCAGCAAACTGTGGATAAGGTTAGGCACTTCGCTTGAGATAGTACCCACCACAACGATGTTGCGATTCTCATAGAAGTGCGCCACCAGCAACTTGATTGCGTGAATCAAACCGTCTGGCACCTCGGCCTCGAGGTACCCCAACTCCATCGTCACCTGCACGCCGTTGCTGGTATCTGGGTGCACCGTCGGTGGTGATATGGTTGTGATGCGTGCGGGCTTGCGCTTGAGGTCGGTGTAGTATTGCGAGGTGCTCAAGGTAAGCGTCGTGCTGGGCGTGTTGTTGTAGACGATGCTAGTAATGCTGCGCACAGGACCCACGGGTATTTCCCACGTACCACGGAACTCGTCAAGATACATGACCGCCGTAACGTCGCCCAGTTGCACGTTGCAATAATTCTGCACGTACTCAATGGCCGCGCTGCGTAGCGCCTCGATCAGCGTGTCTTCGTCGCTGTGGTCTACGCGCAAAAATGTCTTGAGGTCGGCGGTGCTGACGATGCTGGACTCGGCAGCTGCGCCAGTAATCTCTAAAGTGTAGTACATGGGTGCAAGATAAAAAAAAGGCCCCGCATGGTTGCGAGGCCCTTTCTCATTCAATCAATCTACTCTTACGCGTCAGCGCCTGCAACGATTGCGTCGTTGTAAACAATAGCACCGAGTGAACCAGCGCGTCGAACCTTAGCGTCAAAGAAAGTGTCAACTACAATCTTGACAGTTCCAGCTGAGATGCCGCTGAAGATGTCCAACGTCACGTCCAAACCGCCCCAGTTAGCGTAGAACATGTCAGACCAATCACCGTAGTACAAGCATCGCAAAGCGTTAGCGCCTGCACCCAACGCTACGTCCTCTGCGTCGCTCAACAACTCAGATGCATAAACAGCACTAAAGTCGTTGGTAGGTACAGAACCGCTTGACAATACGTTATAGCCGAGCATGCTACCATTTTCGTACAAAGCAGCAACAGAACTAACTCGCGCCTTTTGCATCAAGTCAGCAACAGAAGTTGGGTGAGCAACGAACTGCGTGTTGTTTTCTGCACCGTTTGCAGTGATAGTAGACCACAAGCCGATGATGTCGTCAACAGTTACAGCAGGAATGTCGTTGTCTGCTGTTTCGGCTCGCTTGATTAAAGTACCTGTCTGACCAGCCAAAGCAGTAGCACCTCCGACACCAGTGATTGATTGCAAAGCAATCTTGTCCTGTACGTTGGCAATAGATCGGCCAAAGTCAGCAGCAATGACCTCTGCCATGTTGCCGTTTGTTTGGTTGATGGCCTCCTTGGTCACAATCATCTGCTGTGCGATACGAGCAGGTGACAATGTCTGTGAACCCATTGACCCAGTGTTGCCAGTTACAGAAGCTGCTTCTGCTGGCTCCTCTGCTGCGTCAGTTGGCAAAGATGGCATCTTGATGTCACCAACAAAACCGTTGAGCTGAGTAGCTCCAGTAGCTGCCAAGATTGAGTTAGACCGCAAAGCGCCAACCAATGCTGTTACTTCAGTAGCTACAGTTGTCACTGCGTCATTAACCGAACCGGCTGCAGTTGTGCCGTATACGTTACGAGCTTCAATCAACATTGACTGAGGAATGCTGAAGTCACCGCGCAAGCCGAGACCCAAGGCGCTCGCCTCGTTTCGTGCTTCCTGCATTACTTCCTTTTCCAAGCCAGTCACACCACCGTGTGCAGCTTCGCGCAAAGCCTTACCAAAGTCAAACTTAGCGTTTGCCTTGATTGCCTCTTTGTCGCTTCGTACAACGGCATCTTGTGCAACCGCACGGGCCTTGAGGCGCTGTTCGTTTTTTGCCAAGCCGTCGCGCTGCTTTTCAGCGGCTTCGAGCTTTGCGTGGATGTCTTGCGTCTCTTCCAATTCTTCAGAAGTCAACGCGCGCTCCTCGGTTTCTGCGAGGGCGTTGATGTTGGCCAACTTGTCCTCCAGCTGAGAGATGTAGCGGGCCGCATCATTTGAGTTGCGAAAATTCATAATCTTTATTTGTTTTGCGGGCTTACTCTCCGCTGTTTGCTCAAAGGTACGCACTTCCTGCTTTTCAGGTTGCGCCTCCGATTTCGTTTGTACTTCTTCTACTGGCTCAGGCTTGACCTCTGCCATCTGCCGCGCCGCCACCGTCGTGGTTGGGTACGCTGGATAAGTCACTGGCGACACGTCCAGCAGTCGCGCCATCTTTGTCACGGTGCGTGTGCTGCGGTCCTCGCTCCACTCCTGCTCGGCAATAGTAAAGGCAAAGGATGACTGCGAGATGTCGCCGCGCTTAATCAGCTTGTACAGGTCGCGCCCGTCTTGCGTATCAGCCAAAGCTGCACGGTACTTGAGGCCCGTGTCGTCAATGCTTAACTCGAGCGTGCCGTTTGTGGTGCGTGCCATCGGTGCACCTTCGTGGTTCAGCAGCAGCCGCACGTCGTCCTCCATAACGTCATCAAAGGCGCCGCGCGCGATTTCTTCCTTGAAATATCCGAGGTCCGTGCGCTGCTCAAAGTTGGCAGCATAACCCTCGATGACCAGCGAGTCATCGCCAGCGGCTCGCACTTCTGCGGTCC